CCTGCCGCTGTAGGATCTTGGTCTGCTGTTGCATAAGTGTTGTCAGCAGTACCATATGGACCTGTTACTGGACCAGTAATTTGTACTGATAAAACTTTTGTTCCTTCTAGTGCGCCTGAACCTGATCCTGTAGGAGACATCTCGGGTGTCATCTCTACAACTTGCAACGATGCTTGTACAAATTTATCAATGACTGTTTGCATATCAATCTTGTCTTTGAGTTGTCCTTGCATATGCTCTAATAATTCTTTAGATATTTTTATACCAGTAGAATCATTTCTGTATTGGTTGTTACGCATAGTGATAACTTGTCCGTTGCCACTGAGTGCATTGTTGCCTGGTTGCCATGATCGAACATCTGTTGGCGGTGCTGGTTGATTGTACTTTTTAGACAACTCGCCATTTGCTTCATATTCACCGTAACCAGGAACTACGTAAAGTTCACTTGCATCATAACCTGATTTAGGAACAAGTCGTTCTGCTTCTTTTAAGTTAGCATCATTAATTCTGATGTTTTCATTGTAACGACCCAAGATACCTTTTAGTGTATCACCTGTATCAAGTTGCCAATATGGATCAGGGTCAGTGTCGCCTGGCTTCACGCCTGCAGGAACTTCTTGTAATGCAATATAGTTTTTATCACCAAATGTCATTGAATATCCTGGCGGATATACTTTTGTCTTTTCCCAGTCTCCTAAATAATTATCAAGGTTAACTGGTTGCTCTAATATATTTGAGAACTCTTGGCTATCAACTAATGGCTCACACTTAATACGCCACAGATGAGGATACCATGTGCTTGAGAAACCTTCACTTGCATAGTTTGCATCAGTGATTTGCATAAACCTTTTTAATGCTACTGGTAATTTTGTATCTAAAGGATTGTAATCTATTAAGTGAGGTAATTCAAGTACATCACCGACCATAAGTTTTCTACCTATGATATCGATCATGTCATTATAATGAACTGTAACAAAAATAATGTCATTACTTAAGAATAAACCAAACTGACTGAGATCAAAGTCTAAGTTTTGTACAGAGTAATGACCACGTAATCGATAGATATCTTTATCATACTTGCGATCTCTGTTTTCTAAGAATAGCAAGTCTTGTATGTTTGTTGGGTCAAGTTTATCATATTGAGGCTGAGTGTAATCAGCAGATGGTCCCTGATCTTCTGGTCCCAAATACTTGTGTATATACAAATCGGTCCCACCAGTAGTCAACTGTTCGGAGATATTTCTATCCATAAAACGGTAATCGTTTTGTTTCTCAGGACGGTATAATGATAATCTTGGCATATATATATTTATCGTAAGAAAATTATTGGGTAAATAATAGGTTGCGTTTAAAAAATATTTGATGTATAATCGCATCACTAAGTACAAACTATAAATCAATCGGAGTGCAAATGGCTAGAAGAAAGCAAAAAACAGTTTACTTAACACCCGAACCTAAATGGGAAATGTTTAAGGATATTACTGATGCTACGGAACAAGAGAAAGCGTTCCAAGATTGCCAATATTTTATTCGTACTGAGATCGGCGATAAGAAAAGAATGCAACGAGCAAAAACTTGGATCAAAAAAGACTCACCATGGAATGATGAAGACAGAGAAATTATCTTACGAAATCCAGATTGGAACTTTAACTCTCTTGCAAATTCAGTTTGGTTTAGTGATAAAGTTGGGTATATGCCACAGGCTCATATGGATCACATTGTAAAAGTAAAAGAAGAATGGATGGAGAAGGGTGAGAAGATTGCCCAAGTCAAAGAAGAAAAAGCAAAAGACAAACCCAATCGTCCTTCTATACAAGATATAATGAAAGAGAAGTTGCTAGAGGCTGGCGGCGAGATAGATGGTCTAGTCGATCAATGGATGGAAGATGAAATAAAAAATGATGATAAATTTACAAAACAGGTAATGTCCATTTGTAATAATTACAATCCATTGGCAAACCATATTCCTCTCTTAGTTGCATTGTATGAGAAAGAACAGAAAGAATTCAAAGAAGTAATTGAAGGCAAAGACGAACAATTAGTTGAAGCATACAGTCACTTTAGTAAAAAGAAACTTAAAGCAACTATTGCTCTTTATGACACAGTAAATGGTGTGTTGAACTCTTATGCTAGTCTTAAGATTGCATCTAGGGCTAAACGTAAGACTAAGCCAATCACTCCTGAGAAAGCAACACAGAAGTTGAAGTATCAAAAACGTTTTGAGTGCAACGCAACAAAACTAAAACTAGAAAGCATTCGTCCAGCAGAACTGCACTTGTCTAAAGAAGCATGGGTATATGATACTACAAAACGTAAACTGCATCATTATATTGCAGATGAAATGACTGGAGAAATGTTTGTCAAAGGCAACACGTTGTTAGGCTTCGACAAATCAAAAAGTCAAATTAAAACATTACGTAAGCCATTGGAACAGATTAAAGAAGTTATGGGAAGCAAACCAGCGGCAAGAACTTACTTTGACAAGATCAAAGCAGTGGGTATTAAACCAACTGGTCGTTTCAATGACTCTCTTATTATCCTAAAGGCTTTCTAAAGAAGATAAATACTCGTAACAGGAATTTATCTTATGGCCGCAGACGAACTAGCAGTACCGAATAATCAGAACCTTGAGCAACTTAAGGAATCGATGTTTGATAACATCCGTTTCAGGTTGGGTGACGGCATTGTAGATTTAGAATTGGATCCAGAGCATTACGAAGCCGCATACAACTTTGCTATCAAAGTATATAGACAACGTGCTGAAAATTCTGTACAAGAAACTTATACCTTATTAACGGTTCAAAAGGACCAAGACACTTATACACTACCAGCAGAGTTCATTAACGTCAGACAATGTTTCAGACGTACCATTGGACTTGAGACAGGCCCTGGAGCATCATCATTTGATCCATTCTCATCTGCTATCTTAAACACTTACTTGTTAAACTATAACTATGCAGGTGGTCTAGCAACATATGACTTCTATGCAGGGTATGTAGAACTAGCCGCTAGAATGTTTGGTGGTTTTGTTATCTACACATTTGATCCAGTAACTAAAACAATTAGATTTGTAAGAGACTTCAAAGGATCAGGTGAACAGATTCTTATTTGGGCTGACATCATGCGTCCAGAAACAACTCTCTTACAAGATCCAGGCATTGCACCTTGGATAGAAAATTATGTGTTAGCGACATGTACCATCACTATTGGTCAAGCACGTGAGAAATTCTCAACTATCCAGGGACCAGGTGGCGGTACTGCTCTTAATGGTGCGGCTATGAAAGCAGAAGGACTTGCGGCACAAGAACAATGTCATAAAGATTTACGTGATTACGTTGACTACTCACAACCTCTTACATGGATTCAGGGCTAATCATATTGCATGAATGGGCCCGTTCATAGCAATCAGTTTACTGAAACGATTTGGTGTATTAATTTAGAATGTTCTGCTAATCCAAACAACTTACTACCGTATCAAGGGCATATAAATTCAATAGAGCCTTACAACACACAAAACATTGAGCATTTAATTATTAGTTTTATGCTTTATGAACCTCAAATTGTACATGATTTTACTGAGTGGACAAAACAGACTTTAGAGTATTTGCATGAAACTCAGATGTTTCCAAATCTAAAGAATGTATATTTGTTACATGAATATACTAAAGTTTCTGTTTCAGAACTACCAGATCATTATATGGTCTTTGGACACAATACTAGATATTTTTTACTACGATCAGAAGGGACTGAAGAAAGAAGTGTTGGACTAAACAGACTTAAGTCTTGGCAAGGGAATGCAGTTGATCCTAAAGCATTATGGTTAATAGGAGATGTTTCTAATAGACCGCATAAGTTTCCACTACTATACAAATTTGCAGAATCTGAAAATTTAGATCAATTAAATTATAGTTTAACATCTAAATTAAATTATTCAGCACAAGGATCTGATTTTAATAAAGAAGACTCGCAGACTTATGAACGTGTACTAGACACCATGAACCAAGTATTTGAT